GGAACGTTTATATTGAAAAACGAAAAAGGTTTATTGCAAAATTTGTTTATAGTTTATCTTTCTTCAGAAGGTTTTGAAATAATCTGCAACATCCACGAAAACAAGGATCTATTATGAAAGAGGTTTACGGTATAGACGATAAAGAAGTGTATTTTTTTACAGGAAAGCAAATTTTTCAGGAAATTAAAAATCACAAGATTAGGAATTATTTTTGGGAATACAATAGTGTTGATGGCTTTATATTTTGCAACAAAAACGGAAGTGTTTGCAAAAAACCAAACAAAGCGCTTATTGAACACGCTGAAAAATGCAAAGCTATAATGCTTAGCACGGTAAGTAAGGATCTATTATGAACGAATACTTATATGCACTCTTATACCTGGTGGTAGCTTGTATAATTATATTTATAGCGAAAAGGAGATAACGATATGAAAGAGATTGATTTAAGTAAATCGCAGATAATTGATGGTGATGTAAAAGTTAAGGTTTGGAATGATTCGGAAGACAAGCCGATATATATAAGATATTTACAATGCATTGACCATTCGCTTGTCCGGCCTTTTATATGTTTTGATGGCGGTGGGACAAGAGAAAATACAGGAATGTTCTGTTCTTGGGAATACGCCGAATTAATAGAACCAAAATACAGGGTCAAATGTTTTTACGATCTTGTTGAGGCTCTAAAAAAAGAAGGCTATAAAAAAGACCCTGACGACGGGTTTTTTTACCATCCCAAAGATGACAAAATCATGTTCACTACGAGTATGCTTTGGTATGAAGGGAAGGGAGTAGAAAAAGATAGAAGCGGTTTTTTCACTATAGACGGTTATTCTTTTGATCAAATATTCGTTGAAGAGGTAAAAGGAGAATAGAATGAAGGCTATAGAATTGAAAATAATTGCCGGACAAAGTTATTTGCAAGTAAACGGAAAAGGTGCGCTTGAAAAGGTTCCTCCGGTCCCATGGTATAAGGTTATATGTATTGGCATGGACAGCGGAAGAACGGCTGAAGAGTGTAGGTATAACATTTGCCTTCCTGTTAGTCGAATAATATGAACCAAAAACTAAAATCAAAATATATAGAGCTTCATAAGCGCTATGGAGATGTCAGAATTGAGTGTGAAGCTAAAGACTCTCTTCCTCTTGATGTTATACTTGATTTTCAGGGTGATTTAAAATCAAGAACCACGGAAAATAAAATAAAGCTGGCGACCCAGATATTTAAATCTGGGTTTTGTGCGCCTTTTTTTGTTTGGTCCCACGAAGGCGATTATTATTTTATGGATGGTCACGGGCGCTCGGAGGTTCTTTGTGAGATCCGCGAGGCTGGAATTCCTATCCCTGGGTTTTTCCCTATCGCTTATGTTTTTGCTAAGACTGAGATTGAAGCGCGTGAGAAATTGACGGCTATTACAAGTCAGTATGGAGATGTTGATCTTGAGGCGCTTTCCGAGTGGGTCGAGGATTTTGACAATGAGACTAAGGAGTCTTTCAGGTTACTGGAAAAAGAAATTGAGATACCTGTAGAGGATATTGCCATTGTGGAAAATATTCCAGTTGGCTCATTTGATGACAATCAAGCTACAACAATAAATGGAGACGTTTGGAGCCTTGGCAATAATAGGCTATTTTGCAGCAACAAAGAAGATGAGACAGAAATAATATTTACACTCGTTAAGAGATATAGGTCGTTATGTATTAAATATAACAAAACCCCGGAGATAAAACTTAATGGCGAGATTTACGAATTCTGAAAAAGAACTCTTAAGCGAATTATTAATGCAAGATGACCTTGAGCGCGTATCCCCAAAAATGGAGCGATTTCGGGAGCCTTGGTCTATCAAGCTTGCAAAAGGTGGCCGTGGAGCAGGAGCTAAGTCCTGGGGTATGGCATCTTTGTTAATTCAGCGCGCGAATTATGATTGTATAAGAATAGGCAGTTTCAGAGAGATTCAGAAATCCATTGAAGAATCCTCTTATCAATTATTGGTGAATATGGTCGGACGGTTAAGATATCCGGGCTGGAAAATAACAGACCAGCGGCTTGAATCGCCGACTGGATCTAAGATTATATTCCGCGGGCTAAAAGATATCCGCGCGGCTGGACAAGTAAAATCCCTTGAGGATTTTGATATATTCGCGATCGAAGAAGCCGCGCCTATATCTAACGAGTCATGGATGATGCTACTTCCTACGTTAAGAAAAGAAGGCTCGGAGTTATGGGCTGTCTATAATCAAGAGACCGATTTTGATCCAGTTGATATCAGGCTTTGGAATTCAGACAGGAAGGATGTACTTAGAGTTTGGCTTGAGCCAGGACCTACCGATAACCCATGGTGGACCTCAAGACTGCAAGAAGAAATGGAAGCTCATTATAAGTTAGACCCGGATGAGGCCGAACACGTTTGGGGTGGTCTGCCTAGAAAGCAAGGCCAAAAGGCCGTCATGTCTCGCGTGCGCGTGCGTGGCGCTATGAATCGGATTATTGATCCTGTTGGAAAAATAGCTATAGGTTGCGATGTCGCCAGGTTCGGAGATGATAGAACAGTTATCTATAAACGGCACGGTCTAAAAATCATAGACGAGCGAAGCTTTGCAGGCCAGGATCTTGTCAGAACATCAAACGAGATATGGGATATGGCCAATAAAGATCCTTCGATTGCGATCAACGTTGATGATTCTGGTGTCGGTGGTGGTGTAACTGATATGTTAAGATCGTGGGGAGCCAAAGTGTTCGGGATATGTAATAATCACAGGCCATCGAATCCCGATAAATATGATACTGCGGCAGATGAGCAATGGTTTGAATTTCCGGTTGATGAGGCAGACATTCCGAACGATCCGGTTCTAAACATGGAACTGACAGGTCGCCAATATGACTACACAAAGGCCGGACAAAAAAAGATTGAATCTAAAGACAAATACAAAGAAAGGCTTGGAAGGTCCCCAGACAAAGCGGATGCGTTATTACTTACTTATTATCAACCGAACGCGTTATTTGATGACGATTTCCAGGCTCAAATGAAAAGGAGAAGAGGGTTATGAGGTTAGTAAGATGATACTATGCACAGCTCAATTTGATTTTAAAAGTAATAAAAATTATAAACGCTTACTTAATGTTTTCGTTCAAAGCGTTAAAAAATACATACCCGAAATTGATATTAGAATTCTACGACTTGAGATGCCGCGAAAAGTTGACAATACTCCTCTTAATTTTACGTGTAACACGATTAAGCTTAAGGCATGGGTGGATTTCTTGGGATCTGAGACAGATGATATAATATTTTCAGATTGTGATATGATCTGTTCGGGTAATCCGCTTGGGGTTTTTGACCAAGAATTTGATGTTGCCTACACATCGACCGGCCTGAAATCTCCACCAATGAATGGCGGTATGTTGTTTGTCAGAAATAACCAACGAAGTCTCGATTTTTTTAAATCCTGGCTCTCGGTTAATAATAAAATGTATTATAACGATAAACAATTACATGCTCAATGGCGCGCTAAATACCTAGGGATGAATCAAGCTGCATTTGGATATTTGATCAATAATATCCCAGTTGAGGCTCAATTATTACCGGTCCCTACTCAAATATATAATGCGGTAGATACAGATTGGAAAAACATTAATGATTTAACCTGTTTTATTCATATTAAGTCCGAATTACGCCGCGCTGTACTTAATAATATGGAGCCACATGGGGTTTGTGAGCGCGCCATGAAGCTTTGGTACGAAATTCAGGCGGAGCTTCCGGTAGAGCAAAAAGAGTGCAGCCAGGAGCCTAAGAAGCCAGCCAGGCCTACAAGATATCGCAGGGTTCGGCGGCGTGGAAAAATTTTTAAAATATAATCACAAAAAGCTTGACATTTTATCAATAATTGTTTATATTTAATATATCAAGAGTTTATAAGGAGATTGATATGAATGAAATTAACATGAATACAACAAAAGAACGACTATATGGTCGATTACAGGAAATGGGATTTAATTTGGACAATTTTGCTCAAGATTATGAAACATGTATTGATAATTATGAATTTGAATATAATTGTTTGAACGCAGAGATGAATGACGATTTCATAGATTATTGCTTTGATAATTGGAAATAACAACAAGGCCGGAGCAATCCGGCTTTAAATAGATAAGGAGATTGATATGAATGAAATTATTAAGGAAATGAAAGTGAATACAGGAAACAATTCAAGCAGAATATGCTTTCGGCTTAAAATTTGCTCGGTTCATGGCCATGAATGGTTAACTTTTACACGTTGCGAATGTAAAACATTAAAAACAGCATTAAAGAAAGCGGGATTTGATGCTTAATTGCCACAAAAAATATATAAAGGACCTGACTCAAAGGTTGGGTCATTTTAGACATTTTTATTGTGTTAAATGCAAAGCTCATTCTTATAAAGATAAAATCTATACCAAAAAAGAATGGGATAATTATGTTGACTTTAATCCAAAAGGGTATTTATGAAACAAACATTTATTAACATTTTAACGCCAGAAAAAGACTATGACAGCAACCAGCAAATGATAGACTCAGGGCTTATTAAAATAGAGCGTGAGTATACTTGGGAATTCGAAAATCCTGAGTGTAGGTGGACTTTGATCGATAAAAAAGACCGTTATTTTTATAATGATGGTAAAATATTACATAATTCAGCGGCCTTTAAAAAAAAGACCTATGGGATAAATTATCTATAATAAAAATAATAATAGTTTTAAATCAATGGAAGAATTTTCTTGACTTTCTGAAATATAAATATTAACTTATATATATGATTAAGGGAGATTATATGAAAACTAATTATGAAATTAAATCAGAGAACATAAGAATGGACATTGCAGAGATTAACGGCGAATGGACTTACAGGGAATTTTCAAACGAAAAGCCCGTATTTTTCATTTTTTGTGACTCAAAAGAAGAGGCTATTTCTGAGTTAAATTCACGAGTTAAAGAGATTGAAGGGGCTATGAATGTCTAATTTCCCACAAGGAAAATTCAACATAATATATGCAGATCCTCCTTGGAAATACGGCGATTCGCGAAACTATAAGGTCAAAAATAATCCAAGCGGAGCGGGCGGTGCATCAAAGCATTATGCAGTAATGAGCCTGGAAGGTATAAAATCCTTGCCTGTTGCTGACTTAATTGACCGTGAATCCTGTTTTCTCTTTTTGTGGTGTACTGGCCCAAAAATGGATTGGGGCATTGAAGTTTTAAAATCCTGGGGTTTTAAATTTGTTACAATTGTTTTTGACTGGGTAAAGGTCAAAAATGATTATTCGGGCATCCGTCACGATGGCATTGGCTGTTATACAAATAATAACACTGAATATGTTTTGTTGGGCCGTGTCGGAAAATATCAGCGAGCTAATACCGGAGTAAGAAAAATAATAGAAGCCCCAAAAATGGGCCATAGTCAAAAACCGCCAGAGGTTGCCGATAGAATAGTCAAATTGATTGGTGACTTACCAAGAATAGAATTATTTGCCAGGGATAGAAAAGAAGGCTGGGAGGCCTGGGGAAATGAAATCTAAACTACCAAAAGAGCTACTAATTTATATTTTAAGTCTTTATGCCATAGCGCTAATAGCCGCTGTGGTGGTTATAATCTGTAATTTATAGGAGTAATTTGTGAAAAAAGGAAAAGCGTACGCCCATAAATCAGGACAAAGGCAGGGTGATTTATACCATACACCGAAAAGCTTAGTGTGGGTTGCTGAGGATATAATTAAAGATGAATTTCTAATTCAAATTTTAGAGCCTTGCGCTGGGCAAAAATATACTCCAATAGTCGAAGCCTTAGAACGTATTAATATGACTGTTGACTATAATGATTTGTTTGCTTTTGACGGAAAAGATTATTTAAAAGATGAATTTTTTATTGATTATAATCAAATTATAACAAACCCACCTTTTAGCCTTTGGGATGAATTTGTATTGAAAGCAAAAACACACTGTAATAAATTCATGTTCATAGGTAGGCTTAATTATTTCGGAACTCAATCAAGATTAGAAAAAGGAATCTGGAATAATTTAAAAGGGATTTATCCTTTTTCGCGCTATGTTGACTATCAAACACCATACCGGGATGACGGACTTTTTCATGTTGGGGCCATGGCGACTGCTTGGTTTTTGTGGGATATGGAATACACCGGAAAATTAGACTTTGAAATTCTGGACGTTGCAAAATATGCAAAGCTTGGGGCTTTTAAAAAATGAAAAACATAGTACACCTAATCGACAATATGAAATTCATGGCCGATATTCCAGACAATCATTATGATCTGGCTATTTGTGACCCGCCTTATGGAATATCGGTGGGAAGTGTTAAACACTATCGAACAAAATTGACAGAATATAAACCTAAAGATTGGGATACAGAACCACCACCGAAAGAATATTTTACTGAACTTTTTAGAATCTCGAAAAACCAAATTATATGGGGTGGGAACTATTTTACAAAAAATTTGCCACCTTCAAAATCGTGGATAGTTTGGGATAAAAAGCAACCAGAAGGATTAACTTTTTCAATGCATGAATTAGCATTTTGCAGTATTCCAAAAAAACAACCTAAAATATTCAGGCATTATCCAGGTGGAAATAGAATTAGCAATAATGAAGAAAAAGCAAAGTTGTATAAAAAGATCCACCCAACTCAAAAACCAGTAGCATTATATAAATGGACATTAAAAAATTATGCTAAACCTGGATGGTTAATATTAGATACAAATGTCGGCTCTGGCTCAATAAGAATAGCTTGTCATGATTTAGGTTTTGACTTTGAAGGCTGCGAGCTTGACCCGGATTACTGGCAAGCACAAGAAGAACGCTATCAAAATCACATATCACAACAATCATTATTTAATACTGAAGAAATACAGGATTTGATTTTTGAAGGAAAGGAGTAGACATGAAAAACATAGTCCACTTAATCGAAAACATGGAATTCATGAAAGACTTGCCTGATAATCATTATGATCTTGCTATTGTTGACCCGCCTTATGGAATTGGTGAGAGTGGGAAAACAAATAAAACAAGAAGTAAATTAGCAATATCTAAGGATTACGGAAATAAAGACTGGGATACAGAATCACCACCGAAAGAATATTTTACTGAACTTTTTAGAATAAGTAAAAATCAAATAATTTGGGGTGCTAATCATTTTATATCTAAAATATCAATAGATTCTTCATGTTGGATTGTTTGGGATAAGGATAATGGAGCAAGTGATTTTGCAGATAGCGAATTGGCATACACCAGTTTTAAAACAGCAGTTAGAAACTTTAAATTCAAATGGCAAGGTATGCTTCAAGGCAACATGAAAAATAAAGAAAAACGAATCCACCACCCTCAGAGACCTTTTATAAAGCAATAGAATGGATGAATAAAAGGTCCAAAACTGTTTCATAAATAACGACTAAAACAATCGATATTATCGATTAAACAAAGGAGAATTTAACATGGAAATAACTTTAGTCACAGGATGCTTAATCTTTATCATCGCCTTTTTTGCGGAATTAACAGACTCGACACTTGGCATGGGTTACGGCACGGCCCTTACACCCATCCTTCTATTCATGGGATTTCAACCCCTAGAAGTAGTCCCGGCCATTCTGGTTTCGGAATTTGTCACTGGAATACTGGCCGGAATAGCCCATCAAAGCCTGGGAAACCTGACATTGATCACTCCAAAGCCCTCGGGTAAAATTACCGGTTCACAGAAATTACCATTAAATTGGATAAAAAAAATAAAGGGCTTAAATGTTAACATGAAAAGCCTCATTGCAATTTCAAGCTTTGGTGTCGGCGGAACCATATTAGCAGTGGCATTAGCCATAAAACTCCCGGCTTTCTACGTAAAGCTCTATATTGGAATTCTCATCACAGCTATCGGCATACTCCTCTTCCTCACCAATAATAAAACCTATCACTTTTCCTGGAAGAGATTAAGTTTAATGGGGATTATGGCCTCATTTAATAAAGGAATTTCAGGCGGAGGCTACGGACCCCTGATCACCGGAGGTCAAATACTCAGTGGTATTCCGGAAAAAACCGCCATTGGAATCACATCGATTTCTGAAGGACTAAGCTGCTTTGTCGGAATCATCATCTACCTGGCCTTTCGTGAAAATCCTTTTCAAAGCAGCCTTCTTCCCCTACTGGTTTGTGCCGGAACATTATCAGTGCCCTTTTCAGCCTTCTTTGTAAGCAAAATTGATGCAAAAAAATTAAGATGGTCAATGGCATGGATCACCCTTGGATTAGGAATATTTACATTAATAAAGCTAATTTTATCAAACTAAAACGCTGGGTTCGACATGAAATCACTGAATTTTAAGCAATAATCATGGTCCAGATAAAATTAAAGCTCATCATAGACAAAATGTTCAATTTCAATGCCCGCCGAACGAAAAAGTTCCAGAGAATCACGAAGGCGGTAATCTTGATTATAAAAAATCTTCTTCACCCCGCCGAGATTGATAATCCGCTTAGCGCACATCACACAAGGAAGATGGGTCACAAAAAAATATTTAGCGGTCTCGAGTGGATAACAGGTCGAATAATAAACGTCGGTCTGGGTTGGAATTTTTGGGACTATAAACATTTAATATTTTCTACACCTGACGGCCAGATAAATTTCTTTTTTAGTTTGTTGTGGCTTGCCTTGTCTCCTGTTGCTTTCTGGGTAGACGACGCTGCAAGGCGAACATATGATATTTTTGGTATAGAAAAAATAGCCATGGTTGAAAGTGCCAAGGCGTCAATAATGGCATCTAGAGCACAAAGATTTTCGGAGAATTGTAAGAGAACATGGGTTGAAAGGGCCAAAGATCCTTCGTCTAAGTTATATCCAAATCAAGACCTTAGAGATTTAATGGGGCCTGAAAATAAATCTTGACAAAATGTGATTTATTGTATATATTATTAGAAAGGAGATTGATATGAGAAGAAAGATCATTATAGATTTATTTTGCATTATAGTTTTATCATTATTTGCCTGGATTAATGTTTTGGCTTTTAGCGAAGTATTTTTTGCTGAGGAAGAAGTAGAATCTATTTTTGGATGGATCGTGTTTCTTGCTTTAGAGGGTGTTATTGCTCTTATATGTTTTTGTTGTATTCTTTCGTTCTTGACTGAAGAATTCATAGCACCTTTTCTTTCTGAAAAAATAACAGACTTTTGGGAGTGGATCGACGAACTGGACAGCCGCGATGAAGATTAAAATAATAACAGCGGTTTTTGACTACCCAGGAAAAAATGAGTATTCAAGATGTTTGACAGCGCTTGAGAATTCAATCAAAGCTAACGCGCCAAACGTGGAATTTACTTGTATTCAGCTTGAACCTCCAGCGACGTGTTTTGCCTGGAATAAACCAGGCTGGCACAATAACCATATCAAGCTCAGGGCTTATTCTAGTGTAAAAATTGATTGTCCGACGTTTTTTGTTGATGCAGATACAATTGTTTTAAAAGACCTCACTCCTCTCGTGTCTGAGGATTTTGACATTGCAATTGCTGAGCGGCCAGAGAGAGCAAAGGCGCCTTTCAATATGGGCGTTATTTTGTTTATGCCAACAGATAAGGCTATAGCGTTCATGGGCGACTGGATAGGTATTGATGAACTGATGTTGAAAAATATAGAGCTACACATGGAATATCGGAATAAATATTCCGGTCAAAATCAATCATCCTTTGGTTTTTTGTATGAGAGATCGCAGAATATAATCATAGACAAATACCCTACAAAAATAATGAACGCAGTAGAGCAAGATTGGGGCGACATAAGCCAAGCATTTATATTGCATGTCAAAACACGTCTTAGGGATGCCGCTCTTGGTGACCTTCCGATTGAACGTATACACTCTCGATTACAAACAGGAGTCCAACTTTGGCGACAGTACGAAAAAGCTTGACTTTTGACAATGTTAGTATTAGCTTATATATAAGGAGTATGAAATGATTGTATTAAGTTTATTTGACGGTTACGCTGGAGGATTGGAATCTTTAAAACGCGCAGGAATAAAGGTTGATAAATATTATGCATCAGAAGTCGATAAGTACGCAATACAAATAGCGATGAAAAACCATCCCGAGATGATACATCTCGGAGACGTAACAAAATGGCGAGAATGGGATATTGGAAAGCCTGATGTTATAATAGCTGGCTCGCCTTGCCAGGGGTTTTCTTTCGCGGGCAAACAATTTAATTTTAATGATGAACGCTCAAAGTTGTTTTTCGACTTCGTGGACATTTTGAAACACTATAAACCAAAATATTTTTTGCTTGAGAATGTGAAGATGAAAAAGGAATATCAAGATGTCATTAGTAAAATAATAGGAGTCGATCCAATAGAAATTAATTCCGCATTGGTAAGCGCCCAGAACAGGAAACGACTTTATTGGACAAATATTATAGGTGTAACACAGCCAGAGGACAGAGGTATTTTTTTAAAAGATATCATAGAAGGTAATGAGATGAGCGTAATGGCTGGTCGAATTGTCGGAAGAGCAAGGGTAAACGGTAAGCGAATTGACCATAAGCAATCTGTTGCTGGGATAACAAATCAAGAGCTTGAAATAAATAAAAACCCTCAAAAAACAAATACTTTAAGCACAGTTAGCAAAGATAATGTTTTAGTACTGAAAAAAGTAAGTAAAGATATATGCAAAAAAACTAAAAACTATATACAATACGATTTAAACAACACTGGGAATGATAGTTGTGATCAAAGACTATACTATAAGCATACTGAAAAAGGAAGAACATTATCAGCGAATATTTCATCTATAATTAAGGTAATAGAGGCAGAAGATGGAGACTATTACTACTATAGAAATTTTACAGTAATTGAATGTGAACGTCTCCAAACTTTACCAGATAACTATACTGAAGGTGTAAGCAATACACAACGATATAAAATGCTTGGAAACGGCTTCAATATAGAAACCGTGACACACATATTAGGGAGTATGAAATGAACCTAAAAAAACAAGACAACATTATAAGCGACTTGATTTATGCGATAGAGGCGCAACAAGTAGAGATTAGCGACTTCGAGGAGGAATTTATTAGTTCTATTTGGAGCAAGATTTCTCACGGCTGCAAGCTATCTCACAAAGAAGAGCACATTTTAGTAAAAATTCACGGGAGGATCGCATGAAAAAACCGATAGTATTTTCAATATGGTTTGACCGCCACGAAGAGATAAGCCGATATAAAGAATATTCCAAGGTTTGGAAGGTCTCAGCAGAAAAGCACCTTAAAGACGTTGAACATCATTGTATGGCTGTTGATCCTCCAAACTTTGATGATCCGTGTCCGGTTTTTCATCGTGGAGACCGTAAGATCGGACCGTCAAAAACGCTTTCCTGGTTGAAAAAGATTGATATGTGGGAAAAACTTATTGATAAGCATCCAGACCGGCCTATATTAATGTGCGACACTGATATTGCTTTTTTCGGTAATCCGTTCGACGAGTTGCTGGCTGGAGAATTTGATTTCGATGTTGCATTATGCGGCAACAATACCGGAGCGGTATATTTTAGCGGTAGTAAGAAATCTCGCGAATTTATGAGGCAGTGGTGGTTTACGACGCACTATTTATTCGATCGTCCTAAGTTGTATCAAAAATTGGACAAGAAATATAAGGGGTTGGATCAATCCTCAATGGGTTATATGCTTGAGCAAGGCAGCCATAACGCGGATGTTTTACAGTTGCCAAGAAGATTCCATTCAATTTGGAACGATTACGAACACCCTTGTTACTTGATGCATTATCATAGTTCGCTTAAGAGCGTTGTTTTCAACGAAAAAAAAACGCCACTACTTGGCGCCGTGCAATATTACAAAGACGCTTGGTTAGCGTATAGAAGCGAGGTTGAATAATGATAGTAATAATATTAGGAATGCACAAATCAGGCACAACGCTAATTGCAAAAACACTACATGAGTCAGGAATAAATATGGGCGTCACAAGTTACGGGGATTATCCAAGATGTAAATATGAGGACCCGATTGTTCAGCAAATTACAAAACAGCTTGTGCATGGTAAGCAGAACAGGCACAGCCTTGATATTCCAACTTCAGATATGTCAAAATTTGTTACACAAGAAATATTTGATCGGATGAAGGACTATGTAATAGACAGGGTTCATAAGCACGGTTATGATTGGGGCTTTAAATTCCCTGATGTAACTTTGTGTTATGATCTCTGGAAACAAATACTGCCTTATCATATCGCTATAGGCGTGAAAAGAAAGCGCGAATCAATTATAAATCATTATTTACGCCGAAAAACAAAACTGCACACGGTTGACGAAATCAACCGTGTGTGCGACTTGTATGAAGAGGCACTTTTAGTGTATAATGTCCCTATTGTTAATTATGAGGATTATTTAGAGCTTGGAACTAAGCCACTTGAAGATATCCTCAAAATCAAGCTAAAGGACTGTAGAATACATGGGAAGCAGAAGTAAAGAGATTTCAAAACGTTTTAAATATGACCAAAATATTGTTGGAGTTGAAGTCGGCGTAAGATATGGAAAAAACGCCGAACAACTCCTTTGTAATTTACCCAATTTAAAACTCTATCTTGTTGACAGGTGGGAGAAGCCGCCAATCGGAGATTCTTATTATAAATCTGGCGACGGTGTGGCTCAAAGAGCAGCGGGGCATTTAAAGAGGGCTTACAAACAAACAAAAGAACGCCTTGCAAGGTTTAAGACGAGGACAACGTTTCTTAGAACAGATTCTTGTGCCGCTTCTGAAATGTTTTCAGACGGTCTTTTTGATTTTGTTTTTATTGACGCAGATCATTCATATGATGGCGTTAAAAAGGATATAATTTGCTGGCTGCCAAAAGTAAAAAAAGGCGGCTATTTGTGTGGCCATGATTATGGTCATGTTAAAATTGGGGAAGTCAAAAGGGCTGTTGATGAACTTCTTGATAGTGTTGAATTATGCTCTGATATGACCTGGTTTTGGAGGAAGTGCTAATATGGGAATTTTCGACTGGCTAAAAGGCAAGCAAACAATAGACAATAGCAATGTGACAAAATTTTCACCAAGAAGGCCGGCCCCGAGAGACTGGACCGACGATCTTGTTGTAAATAAAGAATTAACAAAAGGCTTGTTTCATAATACCTACCCAGGAATGAAGCTTGCCGGGGGCCTGGCCTTTGCTCCGATTGCGATTCCTGTCTGGCTTATGGGCTATCCGGTTCCAAGTCCTGTCGAGGAAGACGAAAGCGCCAGTGAGGACATTGAGTATTTGCTTGATCATTTTAAAACAGAAATGAAACAAATACATTTACAGTGTCATAGAGATGGGACAATATGGATTTTTCCGAAATGGGTAGCTTCGTTAAATAAGCTTATTTGGGAGTTTATACCCGATCCGTCAGTCTCGGACATTATAAGAGATATTGAAACCGGCGAGATAGTCGAAATAATAGTTGATGAACTTTTGGGAATAAAAATAGGAGAAAATAAAGTTGTATATGTCAGAAGAAAAAGATACTTTACGACAAAAAAAATAACAGAGCTTTGGCTTGAAGGGAAAGATCAGGTTCCAAAAGAACTAAAATCTAAAACTTATAGAAATATCGCTGGCATCTTGCCGGTTCCTTTTTCTAATAACAAAGATGCTGAAGAAGTTAGGGGATATCCAGACCTTGAGAGAATAATCACGGATTTAAAATCATATCATGATATTGATCTGCAGCGGTCGAATATGCTTGCAAAGTTTCAGCCAAAAATGGTTCAGCGTGTTAATGATCCTGCATCCTGGCTATCAAATAACGGATATACAGACATTAACCAAATCAAAGTTTACGATCTTGATGTTATAATCAACAAAGGAGAAGTTGAAGCTACGGAATTTCAGTCTCTTGATTTTTCAGCTTATACGGCATACGAAGGCGCATTAAAGCAAAAATTTCAAAAGATAGTTGAGGCGTCCGGAGTTCCTGAGATTGCCTGGGGATTGAAGACAACCGGAAACAACGCCAGTGTTGAAGAATCAATGGCTTCGCTTGTGAAATTTGTGATAGACAAGCAAGAGCAAAAAACAAATCAATATGAAAAATTGTTTTTTGCTTCGCTATCATTATATCGGATGGCCACAATCGGAGGCTCTGGAGTGCCTTTAAAAATAAAATGGAATGACCTTGACGCTGTCAGCGATGCAACAAAAGCGACTGTCTTTAAAGGCTTTGCCGAAGCGGTCGGCGTATTGGTTAAGAATGCAGCAATGACCAAAGAGCAGCTATTAAACCTGTGGACTCAATTATATCCAAAAGCAACAAAGGAGGAATATGATATTTTCGTACTTGGCCTGTCAGATATGGCTCAGCACGTACAATATACCAATGCGAGTTATTCTGAGACATTGGATTTTAAACAACAAGAAGAGGAGATAACAGAATGAGGAAAGTATTGATAATCGGCTATGGGGTAGTTGGTCAGAATATGCACAAGCTTTTTAAAAATGCAAGCATCGCCGACCCACCGAAAGGATTTACAATCAACGAAGAAGAAAGATTTGATGTTGCGTTTGTCTGCGTTCCCACGGAAAAAAAAGCAGATGGTACTTGTGATACATCAATTGTGGAAAGAGTTATTGTAGATTATGCGGAAAATGTAGATATTTTTTGTATAAAATCAACCGTGCCGCCTGAGACGACCAAAAAAATAGGATCGGATTATTATGTCAAAGTTGTTTTTTCTCCTGAATACTTCGGCGAGACAATACACGCAAACGGCGCTGATTATAATTTTCTTATTCTTGGTGGGAAACGGACCTACGCATCTGTTGTTGCGGAAGCTTATAAGGAAATATCACACTCAAGCCTTGAAATCATATTTACTAGTTCAAGGACAGCGGAACTTTGTAAATATATGGAAAATTGCTGGCTTGCTGCTAAGGTGACTTTTTGTAATGAATTCGCAAGAATATCAAGTATGATTGGTGTTGATTACAATGAACTACGCGAATTATGGTTAAAGGACCCAAGGATAAATAGATCTCATACGTTTGTATATAAAGACAATCCTTATTATTCAAGCCACTGTCTAAACAAAGATATTCCTGCCTTAATAGCTTTTGCTGAGTCTGTTGGCGGTGATCCTTCTTTAATGCGTTCTGTTTTTCAGACTAACGAAAAGCACATGAATGACTAAATCAGAATATACCCGGCTATACCGGCAAGCGAGAAATAGCTTTCCGCATATGACCCGCAAAGCAATGCAAGAATTAGCGAAAACTTATGAAGAAGCTGGAAGACTTGCAGCAGCACAGGTCCGAAAAGCGGTCCTTGCCGGGAACGCCGAGTTAACGATTGGCTCGTGGGCACAAATTGAAAGGCAACTAAGATTAAGCGCCTATGACATTCGAGAAGGCATAGAAACACAAGTTTTTAAAACTGTTAACATGGCAACAAGAAAAACAAATATCATAAACGAAAAATATTTGTTTGATGCGATTGATTTTCAACAAGCAGGTCAGCCGCTAACAAAATCCGGCATTGAAAACTTGTTTATATCCGTTAATAAAGACGTGATACAGTCTATGGTTAATCGTGTTTGGCAAAATGGTTATACTTTTGACGCGAGAATTTGGGAGTCAGCTCTCGATTATCAGAATCAAATTAAGCGCGTAGTCTCTTCAGGCCTCGCGCAGGGCCGCGACGTTGTTAAGATTGCAAAGGATATACAAATATATATAAAAGACGGGAAAACAAAACTTGTAAAGCGTTACGGAGAGCTTAAGCGTGGAACCTCCGCGTTTGTTCGAAGAATAGGCGACAAAGTTGATTGGCGAGCGTTAAGGGTTGTCCGTTCTGAACTGTACGCATCTTTGCAAGAGGCGTCCGTCCGTCAGGGCTTAGTTAATCCTGCTGTTATGGACAAGTATGAATGGGTTTTAAACTCTGGCCGTCAACATTGGGGATGTGCGTGTCCCGACAACCAAGCTGGAAGCCCGTATAAATACAGCGAGATTCCAGGCTATCCGCATCCAAATTGTCAATGTCAAATAAGACCTGTTTTGATGGATTCTAATGAGTTTAAGTCTGACCTAAAATCATGGGTCAATGGCGAGAGTGTTGGCTATATAGATCAATGGTATTTTAACCAGTATTCGACAAGTTGACTTTTCATCTAAATCTGGATATAATTAACAATAGGAGGGTTATAAATGCCAAAAGAACACAAACAAGATGACCGGTTTAAACGGCTCAACCTTGCAGATTTCGGCGCTGTTGATGTTTTCAATCTCGCGCCAGTAGACATTCCAACGCTTGTTCCTGAGCATATTATGAGTAAGTGGATGGACGGTGACAAGGACCCTTATTTTAAAATTCAAAAAATGGAATATCCGATAAAAGCAAAAGGTATTGTATATACTGAGTCTTTTTTCGAATCCTTCCTTGGTAAATTAAAAGACAGGCCAATTCCAGGTTCTAAAGCTGGACATTCTATTTGGTGGGGCGAAAGGCCGAATACTGATTTTATCCTTGCCGGTGGAAAGCTTGAAAAAACAGGAAATGAGTCTGGAAGCGTTTATTTTAAAAATTATATTCCAAAAATAGGAGAGTCTGGAGATAATTCAATCTTCATAAAAGAAAACCAATCCGGAATGGTTCACTTCAGTCTTGTCACGTATCCGAAAGAGATAACAGAAGTGGACGAAGACGGAAATTCAATTCACACGGCGATTGAATCATTATTTGGCGAGCGCAATGACGCTGTTGAGTATGGCACAGGCGCCATGAAGCAAATAACCAATAAAACCGACGGCGTTGCCGGCGATGAAAAGCAAAATAATTATAGGGAGAATAACATTATGGACAAAACAGAGCTATTAAAACGGCTCAATGCCCTTAAGGCTGACGGCGATGTCACCCTTGTAGAAATCGCCGAAGCCTTTGGACAGTCTGGAAAGATTATTACCGATGCGCATAAAAACGCTCTTAAGGTTGTTGAAGATTTAAAGGGAATCGGCGTAATTGAACCTGTTAAAGAATTTACAGACATTCAAAATAAAATGTCTGAAGATTTTGAAGCTGTTAAAAATGCCAAGATTTCTGAGAATTTCGGAACGTCTAAGCTTAACGAAAAAGGCGAGGAAACAAACTTGCTTTTTAATTATGCGCAAAATCAATTAAAAGATGTAAGTGCGGAAGATCTTGAAGAAAAGATTAACAGCTTAAAAGAAGATCCGGTCGCAAAGCATCTATCGAGTGAAGCCGCTGATCTTAAAAATAATATTCTGTCGGTCGAAAGCAAGAATGAAGATCTTGAAAAATCAGGCGTTAAAATTCTTGAGCTTTAATGGGAGGGCCAATTAAATGACTGTATATATTCAGAAAGAAAAAGTCGACCATGTTGTCGGCGTTAATGATTCAGGCGCGGCCTTAGAACAGTATGAATTTGCTATTGTTGGCCCATATGCGGCAATAGCAGACGAAGACATTGCAAGTCTCGCAAGCGGATCATATCATGTCGAAAAAGGAATTCAGTTTCAGGTAGAATCTGATGACCTAAAAGCCGGAGAGTTAACATTTGGGACCGCGTGGCAGAACGTATACTGGGACGCGACAACAGGAGAGTTTTCAGACACAGAAACCGCCGGATATTATTTGATCGGGCATCTTGTGAAAATCAAAGATTCAAACGGAATGATCGTTGTTGAAAAATACCGATACGCCGAACTTGTAACAAGCTAAGGGAGGGAGAACATATGCCTTTAAAAATTTTAAATCGAGACGGGCTTATTGATGAGCGTCTAAAAAATCAAGACGTTTCACACTCTGTTTTATTTCGTGGTGACGCTCAATACAATAAATCTGTTGCAACTCCTGAAAAGTTTCAGGAAAATTTCATACAAATGAAAAGTCGAAAGTGGGTAAACTCCGAGGGATATATAAAACTTTGGGATGAAATTGGAAAGCTTCAATATAAAATGAACGCTGCACAAGCTCCAACAGCGGCAGAACTTGAAGCGTTGCTTGGAAAAGTATTTATCGATATAACAAGGCGAGCCATGGAGTCTCCTGACCTAACCTCAGTGATTGCAACAGAGGTCACAAATTTTGAGTTTAGCGAAACTGTTAATCTGCGGGAAATTTATCCATATCGTGGAGACTTCAAAGAAATCAAAGGTACTAATGATTCGGTACCATTGATTGAGCAGACTTTCGGAGAAACCGACTCCGTTGATATGACCATACGCGCTCTTGGCTGGAAAGACAGTCTGAAAAACTTGCTTTTCAATAAGATTCATAACATGCAAAAAGTATTACAGAGCGTTGCAGATGCAGACACCGACAAAAGAAATTCTCTTACTGTTGGCGCAATTGTTGGGGCAACATATGTCGCGTCTCAAAAACAAGCGGCTGACGCAACAAGTGGAGCGACTTATGATGTATTGATGTACAATACATTCAGAAAGGCTATCAAGAAATTGAGAGGCCTTTTGGATTACAGAACAGCGCGAAAAATCGCAGTGCCAAGGATTTCAATCCTTTGCAATTCATACGATACCTGGTCAATTGAAAGAGTGATTAGGGGTCAGCTTACAACTGGCGGTGCTAATGGAACTTTAACAACATTGAATCTCCAGGGGTTGCCTATTTCTCAGATCATAGAGTATGATCAGGGAATTAACGACGGGTTTGATTGGGGAAAGGAAACTCTCTCATATCCTGGCGTTACCGCTGGGAAATGTTATATTTTTGTGCCTAATGAGTATTTTTGGGTGCTCAATAAGCGCCCATTAACCATGGAAACCGGCAGGGGATCTGTCTTGCAGTTATCAACAGAAGAAAGAGCATGGTATCGAGTACAGGCAGAGTTTAACAAGATTTTTCTTGGTTCTTCGTATGCTGGTACAGCTCTTGGCGCTGGTTATGGCGCTATTATTGAGGTTACATTGCCAACAGATTCGTAAGAATCAGCAGATTGAAAATATAAGCCTGGTTAATCGCCAGGCTTTTTTATTTAATTATCCGTCGCCGTAGCCGTTGCCGCCGTAGATGTCGCCACATTCGTCGTCGCCTTCGCATCCGCCGTAGCCGTAGCCGTTGCCGTAGCCGTATCCGCCGAAGCCGTAGCCGTATCCGCCACATTCGTCGTCGCCTTCGCATCCGCCGTAGCCGTAGCCGTTGCCGTAGCCGTATCCGCCGAAGCCGTAGCCGTATCCGCCGAAGCCGTCGCCGTCGCCGTCGCCGTCGCCGCAGCAGTTGCCGTCGCAGTTGCCGTCGCAGCCGTCGCCGTAGCCATCTCCGTGTCCGTCGCCGTATTCGTCGTCGTCGTAGAAAACAGTTATTATTTTTTCCATAACTTTTTATCACTTTCGATTATTAGTATCTTCGCGTTTTTAGCGATCCTTACTGTTCCATAATCATCTAGTGTGGTTTTTTCTTTTGGCCCTTCCGCTGCAAGTTCGCCTAAGCCGTGGGATGTCCCCCATCTTCTTATGTTTCTTGCATTATAGATGATACATTCTTTTCCAAAATCTTCGATATCGCCAACAAAGACCCATCCTCTTTCTGCGACAACGATTCCAAATCCCTTTAAAAAAATTTCTTTCTTCATAATAACTCCTACTTGTTTAATATAAATAATAGCCAACGACTATTTATTCTCTCCGTGCGCTTTTAAAATATGCATCATGCATTCGGTTGAACAGGTTGTTTTTACCTGACCTCTTAATTTGAATTTATGCCATCCATCTTGTTGTTGTTCTTTTCCTTCTTTGTCAAAATATCCTTTGCCTAATTTTAGGCAGTGGTCACAATCGTAATATACCATCATCAATCTCCTTATCACTTAATAATTTGTTAAAGCTGGATTAACCGGCCTTGTTTTATCTCTTATTATTTCTCAAGCATCCTGTACATCCATGATTTAAATAAAAACATTCATCATTTAAAAGGTGTGGCCATTCGCAACTCGCTGGATGATAACCTTCATTTATTAAGTAATATTTTACATATTTAAAATTTGTTAAATATTCATCAGAAGTTGGTTCTCTCAATTTAATTCTGTCTATATTTAAACCCATATTAATCTCCTTCAATCAACCTATTTAAAGCCGGATTGCTCCGGCCTATTTAATAGTCTTTGCACCTATTAAAGGTTCGTCATCTCCGCCATAACCTATTACAATAGCCGTAAATTCTAATTTATTTCTACCGTGTGTGAACTCTGGACGAGGTCTCATTTTTGGCAAATAGCAAGATACGCCAATTTCTGACTCATTGTCTCTGTAATTAAAAGATACGCCAGATTTTGGTACATTTCCATACCTTATTACAGATTGCCTTGTGCCGATAAAAGATTGTTTACAATCCCAACAATATTCTTTTATTTGATTTTGCTCGGGATGGCCTTCATATGCATACGTAAATTTTTCTTCATTTGTAACTTTCCCACAATTTTTACATTCTGTTCTGTGGTTATAATATCCAGCCATTTAAATCTCCTTATCAACTCTTGATATATTAAATATAAACAATTATTGACAAAATGTCAAGCTTTTTTGAAAAATAAATAAAAAAAAGCCCCCGAAGGGGCTTAAGGAGTATATGAAAAAGAGATCGATAATTGAATTGTATACTATTTTATAACAAATTGCAAGTGGTTTACACTCGGGGTAAAATAGAGTATAATAAGTCATGTCAGATTGGGATAATATTAAACAAGTTAGAGAGATAATATCAGACCCGCAAGATTTCATAAGTCTTGAAACCGTTGTTAATCCGGCAGCGTTGCCGGCAGCACCAGAGCCTCAAACGGCCTATCGTGTTGAATCAACTGGAGGCTACTATTACACAACAAAAACAGCCGGGGCTACGTCTGTTGATTACGAATTTGTAGAATTGTTAATTTCAGACGCTCAAATATTATCAATCATATCTACCGTAGGAATAACGAAAGCGCCAGTTAGGGCTTTGTGTAGAATCGTTTTGAAATTACATAGTCAATGTAATATTGTTAAGAATCAAAACGGAATTGAAAGCAATGAATATGTCAGGCTTCTTGAACTATACAAATATTATAAGGCAATAATTGGAGACCTTGAGGACATTATAGATGAGGACAGCGGCAACAATACCGGCTTAGTAGGGAAATCATATCAACCAGAAATAGGAGGGGACAATCTATGATAGTTCAAAAAGATGTTGTATATGGAGCTTGGACGGTCTTGACCGAGGCAGGGCTTTAACTTAGGAGTTAGTGATTTATGAGCTTTAACAACCGAATGGCATTAAAACAAGTCAGAAAAGGAATAATAGAAGATATCAACAGATCGCCTGAAGTAATAATTACATTCAGGCGGCCTTTTGTTGATAATGGGTTTGGTCAGCTCGTGCCAGATCCTACAGCTTCACAAGTGGCTCAAGATTCTATAAAATGTCGAATTTCACACGAGAGAAAAAATATTGATTTAAACGGACCCGGCCCTGCTGGATTTTCTACAAATCTTGAAAGATATATTTTAACGGATTATAAAACACAAATATTTGAGGCAGACACATTCGAGGCAATAGGCCGTGAATTTAAAATTGGTGTTGTTGATGTTTTAAAACAATTTGGCGGGGTGGTAGGATATCAAGCATTGTTAATTGACGCGAATGGAGGGCATAGTGAATATTCCTGAGACTGGAGCAGATGAATTAAAAAATATACCAACAACGGAAGAGGCATATATTACTAATCCTTTTTGCGGCAAAGAATATCTTACGCCTGCCGAGGCAATCGACGCAATAAATATGTTGTCCGGTATGCTTCTTGTTGATTCAAAAACAAGGAAGGCCGGTAATGAGCGTAGAATCGGTTAAGAAAAATATAGGATTTATCTTTGAACGTCGTAAGGCGGCTATTTACGCGCTAAGCCTCAGATATGCGGCTTTGGCCATAAATTATTTTAGGGCCGAGCAGTCGGGCGGGAGGTTCTGGAATAATGAAACAAAAACAGCAAAAGACACAATGTTTACCAACGCGTTTATCGAAGACGATGTAATAGGCTGGTTTATGGCTCATGACGTAGAATATGGACCATACCTTGAACTGGCAAACAACAGACAAAATGAAGCGATAGCGCCTGTTATAAAGAGATTCGCAGGAAGATTTTTTAGAGATGTAAAGGAGTTATTAAGTGATTGATAAAATTATTGCCCAACTAAAAACAGGGGTCATAAAAGACGTTATACCGTTCGGGTCCTCAGCTACTCCGGCATCTCCATATATTGTCGTTAAGCAGGATGCAAACCCGCCGAACGGGGTAACATATAGAATATTTGTTCATATGGAAAAAGATCAACAGATATTTTTAGAGGATTATATCAGGAATGATCTCAGCATCCTTCTTAATGGATTTAGTAGTGAAACTCGTTACGGCAACTATAACGAGATAGAGACAGAGCAGGACTTTTCTAGTATAATAATAAATAACGACGATGGTACAATATCGATGGAACGTAGTTTCTCAATGGCCACGCGTTTATTTTAATAGGAGGAAATAATCATGTTAAGAACTAATGCGGAATATGCTTTCGGCTTAAAATTTGCTCGGTTCATGGCCATGAATGATGACTTGACCATACCAACCGTTGACCGAATTATCGGAGGGGCTGGACCGTTTGATTTTAGCGGAGCAACAGCGATCGCGGCCGTGCCCATGACTGTAAAAATTGATAATGCGGCAGCGGTATCATTTACGGTTAATTTATCGGCTGCAGTTTCTGCGGCCGCTGTGACGGTAGACGAATTAGTCACAGCCCTTGATACTGCGTTTGGGACGGCGTTGCTTGATCTCGACGCATCGAAAGACACAACAAACGAAGACAGACTAAAGATTGCAAACACGAATACGGCTGCCGTTCCTGATTGGATTCAAATCTATGGTGAGTGTGCCGAGCTTTGTTTTATCGGACAGGGAAAAGGATTGAAATTCGTAAAAACTGACACCTTGCAGTCTGCGGGAGAAACACCAAACCTAAAAGACGAAGAAACATTCACAACTACAGACGCGGACGGAATTGACACGGAAATTCTTAGTGATGGATATCGAAAAGGATTTTCGGAAACAATCGTTGATACGGCTGAGGATTGGGAATTAAGGTCTCTGATTGAAGGCGGAACGTATTCATCAAGTGCTGGAACTTATGAGGTTCCAACATCAGAAGATGATAAAGTATATTTCTTTTGTGAGATATATTACGCTAAATATGCACAAGGGACCAACAAAGAAGCAGATCTTATTGGTTATGTCAAAAAGCTTCACAGAAGTTGCAAAGGAACTATTGGAGACGCAACAAACGAAAGAGCGTTCATGAATGGCAATTATACCATTACTGGAACTTCTTACAGGGACGAAAACGACGTTCTTTATGGTGATACTGCTCTTGAGTCCTTAACGGTCTCAGAATACAAAGCTTTAAATTTAGACACTGTATAATAAGAATTAGGAGGGGATTGTGTTCTTCAAAAAAAAGGTCGTTGTAAACGAAACCGAAATTGACAAAATTGAAAGGGCGCAATTCCCTATTATTTTCGCGCCGTTCCACGGAGCGCCGGTGGCGGTGAAGCTTCGAAAATTAACACAGGCGCAAACAATAGCGTGCGGTGATATGTCTTTAATCGAAACTTTTCAGGACAAAGTAAATAAAAAATGTCTTGAAAAAAATGTAAAGATTTCTGACATAATATCTTATGCAGAGCGAAACAATGAGATAACAAAAAAAGCGCTTGTGTCTCCATCGTATGATCAAATACTAGAACGAATTTCAGGACATGAGGTTAAAAAAATAAAAGAAAAAATAAAACAATTAAAAATCGATATTGAAAGCATGAAAGATGGTCCTAAAAAATCGTTAGCAAAAACTGAGATTGATTCTCTTCGCGTTTGGTGTGATTTTTTACTTCCTGAAGATTTTATGGCTACTATAGTAAGTTACACACTAGGAATAGACGAGTCTGACATTAATGAGATATCAGAAAAAGCCCTAATAAACTCCGCAGTCCTGGCAGAGCGTGGACATAATAATCCAGCGGACCACATAAAAGGCGCGTTCACTGATTTTATGCAGGATGATATAAACAAGCGCGCATGGGTGTTGCTGCAAGAACAACGAGAAAGGATAAAGAATGGCGGTTAATGCTGGCACAATATATTCAGACGTTAGAATCCAACTCGATAAGCTTAGTGGTGATCTAAAAAAAGTAGATGCCAAGTTCGACCAATTTGTTGCAAATAATAAAACAAATGCGGGAAAAGTAGAAAAAAATTGGTCTCAAAGTTTTGGCGCAATTCAACTTGCTGGCGTTGCGGCTTTTGCTGGAATCTCTCTTGCTGTTAAAGATTCAATCAAGACTTTTGCTGGTTTTGAGCAATCGCTTGCAAATGTTAGATCGGTTGCAGGAGCAACAGAAGAAGAATTTCAAAAAATAGAAGACGCGGCGAGGGGCGCAGGAGAGACAACAAGGTTCACAGCCTCTCAGGCGGCTGATGCGCTTTATTCCTTAGCATCCGCCGGGCTTGATGCGACTGAAAGTGTTGCCGCGCTTGATGGAGTCTTGCAATTAGCAGGGGCGACTCAGTCGGACTTAGCTTTTACAAGCCAGACTGTTGTCTCGACATTAAGCCAATATAAACTTGAGGCCGAAGACGCAGCGCGCGTTTCTAATGTTTTCGCGGCTGCAATCGGAAATTCACAAGCCAATATGGACAAACTGGCTGCCGCTTTTCGGCAAGTCGGACCTGTTGCGGGAACGCTTGGAATTTCCCTGGAGGAAACAACAGGGGCTATTCAAGGTTTGCTTGACGCAGGATTCAAAGGCGAACAAGCCGGGACCGCATTGCGAAACATATTGTCATCTCTGGCAAGCGAAACGGACCCCACAACTCAGAAGTTGACCGCGCTTGGTTTGTCATTTGAAGAACTTGATCCTTCAGTTAATTCTTTTATTGATATAATAGGCAATTTGAATGAGGCAAATCTTGAAGCAGGGCAAATAATAGGAGCTTTTGGGAAAGAAGCCGGTCCGCAAATATTGTCTTTGCTCGCGGTTGGGAAGCAAGGCCTTGAGGAATACACAAAGGCCGTCACAGATACGACAGCGGCTGCCGATGCTTATGCAATACAAAATGATACGCTGCAAGGATCTCTTGATGCTACTGGAAGCGCTATCGAATCTTTGAAAATAGGATTGATTTCTGAGTTCTCTCCTGTAATTCGCGGGATAGTCGATGCCTTTAAAAATGCAATATTATTTTTGAATCAACTTCCCGGCCCTGTGAAAATATTCCTAGGGCTTCTTGCCGTCGGAGTTCCTGCGGCTTTTGGATTGGTGTCAGCGCTTACAGCTCTTAATGGCATACTTGTCGCTACTGGCGCGACTATGGGCGCTATTCTTGGTCCGATCGCTCTTGTTGTTGGCGGAATAGCTGCGCTAACAGCTGGAATAGTTGGAATTTCTGGAGCTGTAAGAAAAGCCAGGCTTGACGAGATCGAGAAAAGATTTGGAGGATTGGCCGAGAATCTTGAAATTTCAAACGAAAAACTTGAAAAGCTTGTATCTACTATTGAGACAATGGGAGCGACGAGCGATTCTAGTATAAAAAAAGCAATCACAAAGCTTAAGGAATTTCAAAAAGAAACTGGAATATCTGACGATAGACTTGACGAACTCGTAAAAACAGCTAAAAAACTCGGCGCTACATCTGATAATATTGCAGATGTGACAGCTACAGTTTTTAACTTAAATGAAGAATTCGGAGCTACAACCGACCAGATAAAAGAAATTTCAAGGGTTTTTGATCTTGGTGGAAAAATATCAGAATCAAAAATTAATCTTGATTTAGTTAATCAGCAAGTTGCGCTGCTTAGAAAAGAAACGGGACTTTCGGAAGCTGCGATATTAAAAATAGGTTTAGCGTCTGAAAAAGTATCAGATGTATATAGAGAACAATTAATTATAGTAGAGAAATCAAAACGACTTCAGAATGAACTTGTGACTACTGAAACAAAAAAAGAAATATATCTTGCTGAGCTGCAGAAAAAAAGAGCAGAAGCTCGGCAAAAAGCTATTGAAGAAGAAGAAAAAAGAGAGAAAGAACTTGAAACTAAACGACTAAAGGCTATTGCTCAATCAAAAAGTGTAATAGAGGCAAGGCTACAAGCTCAAGATAGTTATAATGAAGCGTTGAGAATAAATTCTTTACTAGCTCAAGAAGGCTTAATAACACAGACAGAACTTGTTAAGAGAGAAATTTCTGAAACTGAAAAACTTATCGAATCTCTATTTGAAATAGGATATACGGCTGAAAACGTTGAACAAACATTCATTGACGCAACTGGAAAAAGGGTGACAAGGGTTCAACAGGGCAATTTAGTTCTTAGAGACTTGATTGACAATATCTTACCGGAATTAAAAGGTAAGCTTGAGGAAGTAGAAAAAGTAGAGACAGAGTCCGGCGAGTCTCGTAATAAATTTGTAGACGAATACAATAAGAAATTGCTTGATCTTGTTGGAACTGAAGAAGAAAAAAGAGCGGCTGCAAAAGCATCGGCGCTTGAGGACATAAAAAACGCCAACTTGTCAGAAGAGGCAACAAGACAAGCTGTTGACGCATTGGACGCCTACTATAACAAGTTGGAGGAAATAAGCGAGAAGCAAAAAGAAAACACAGAAGACATAATTAAATTCTCAGCAGAGCAACAAAAATTATTAAATGAGCTGTCCGATATTGCGACAACTGTTTTTGATGTTTTCAATTCTGTTTTTTCAGGAATAGACAATTTGGCTCAAGCGTCGGCGAAAAAACGAATCGAAGAAATAGAATCCGTTCTTCAAACTCAAATAAGTGCGTACGACCAAGAGCTGCAAAAAGCGCTTGAGGTTGCTGGAGTAGCAGAGGAAACGAGAGAAGAAAAACTAAAAAGAGAACTTGAGGCGGCTAAACTTGCAGGAGATGAACAAAAAGCGCTTGAGATTGAAAACACACTGACGCGCTTGCAAATTGAAAACGATTTTGAAAAAAAGAAGCTTGATGCAAGAGAGGCAGCCGCTAGAAAAACCGCAAAAATAGAATATGATGCCGCAATCGCTTCTTACAATATTAAGCTCGCATTGGCGATTGCAGATGCGGCGAGGGCTATAATCGCCGGATATGCTCAGCTTGGCCCAATCGGGGGCACGGTTGCCGCGCTTGCAACAGGTACGGCAACAGGTCTTGAGATTGCAGCGCTTACAGCAGCGAAGCCTGAACCACCTAATTTCGGTGGCGGTGGTCTAATCATGCCAATACAAGGATATCAGACCGGAGGGGTTGTGATACCCGGCGGAACTGGTGGAAAAGTGATCAGGGCTGCTGAAAACGGTGCTCCAGAATTGCTATTAAACGGGGGCGGAGAAGGCGCGGCGCTGCTTGACCAATTTGCAAGCAGGATAGCAAGAGCAATCGGCGGCGGAGCTGGTGGACAAAACAAGCAAATTGTGATACTATTAGATATGGATGGAAAAAGAGTAGCTGAGTCAACAGCGACCTATTTTAACAATGGTGTCGTGAGGATTAAGTTGTGAAAATAATATATGATAATGTTTTGCTCGGTTATGATTCAATAACGTCTGATAATGAAAGCATAAATTATCCAGCAGTTAATATTGTGGATGAAATACTTGAAAAAAGATATCAATTCACTTATGGATCTTCAGACCAGATAACTATCGAGCTTAAAGAAAGCGAATATATAAACTCAATATTTTTCGCGTTTACGAATGCGACACAGCTTGATTTTAAATTGTACGATGTTTATGACACGTTGCTGGCTTCGCATTCTTTCACGAGTATCACGGCAAATTGTGACGCTTATCATTTTACATCAAGATATTTTGTCAAAAAAATAATAATAGACGTTACTGCCGTTTCTGGTGGATATCTTGGAGGTGTTGCAGCGGGTGAGTATTATGATTTAGGCTCGCCGACAAGCCCGTGGGAAGAGGGATTTGTTGACAACAGTGTTGTCGAATCTTCTCCCTATGGCCAGTCCTCACAAAGCTATGTTGAGCCTATACCTGAAAACACTTGGTTATTTCGGGAATATACCCGAGAAAAAATAAATGAATTGAAGGCGATTTATCAATCGCTTGGTGTCGGTTTTAAAATCTGGGTTGATCCATTTGAGGATAGCATTGATTTTATAGATCCGTTTTATGCCAGGATTACAGCACCGATAAGGCCACAGAAAAACGGGCGACGCTATGATTTTGAATTCAGCGTGTCCGAAGCAAGATAAAGGAGATCATTAAATGCCTATAAACAAATTAACATCGCCACAATCGACTCCGACTTCATTAGCCGATTGGGTGGCAATGAAAAATTTAATCGAATCCGTATATTTAGGAACTGAGCTTCCGGTTAGAATTGACTATGATAATGACTTAGTATTAAAAGGCTCTGTTTTTCAAATTGGCGGCTCTATATATCTTGCTGATGCCGACACTGCGATAACAGGAACGCCAAGCGACTATGTAAAATTAACACCGTCGGGGAGCATTGCGGCGCCTTCTTATGTTGCTAATTTGACAGGTATAACATGGAATGATACATATAATGGTTATTATGACGGGTCTGGTAATTTGGTTGTTTTTGATGAGATGAAAGCGCGACTAGACGCGGTAGTTTCTACCGTAAATAGTAGTCCTGGAAACTATGCAAATAATATAATCTCCGGGCTTGATGGCTTTGTTCGAGAAATGAAAGTTTCTGCGATAGGTACAAGACAAAGTTCGTTAACACCAGGAGGGTGGTATCAAGTTAATATAGGTAATACAAATTATAATTTAATTCCTGGGGCATCTTTGGCCTCAAATATTTTAACATTGCCAGCTGGTAGGTTTTTAATTAAGGGATTTTGCAATCTTCTTATACTAAATTATGGTTGTTGTCGATTATATAATATTAGCGATGCAGCCCCCATCGATTATGGATCTGTTTGCGGAACGGAAGACGCGGCACTTAATATAGGGAAAAGTAATATATCTTCGTATTTAACTTTGGCCTCTCCAAAAAACATAAGACTTGAATATTATTATCAGACCGGTACTGGTTACATAGGCAACAATCTGGTAGCTGTTGGATCGGCAGAAAACGTCGCCTTGCATATACAACAAATAAACAGGGATTAAATGACAATAGCAGAACTAACAAGATTTATACAAATAGAATCAATCTCACCTTATTATCCTTTTATATATCAGGTTAGACCAACTTATTATCAGCTCGCTTCTTTTTGGACAGATACTTTTGGAGTTCAAAACGAATCAAGTTATATTGTAAGCGTTATCGAGAATGTAACTTTTCTGTTTAATCAAAAATTAACCAAGACAATATCTATAAACGATTGTATAGCAGGCGAACGTTCATTTTATTTTGATCAATCAAATCAGGTATTATATATTCATGTTGATCATGATTATTCAAACTACCTCGAAGACGATGTTTATAAATATGGTCAAATTTTGGGATTCAATGATAAAAAAATGATCTACGTTCAAGATGTAGAATATTTACCATATTTAAAATCAGTTCCTTCTTTGGCCCAACAACAAGATCTTGCAGATTATGACAAGCTATCTTTAATTGTCGGGTCTATGGTTCTTGATAACACAAACCAGTATTTTGATATTTTTATTAACGAGAATATTTATGGAAATGATATAAATATTTATTTTCTTGATGATGATATCGAAGGCCCGCAGAGATCAGACCTCCAACAGCTTCAATCTTTGTTTGTAGAAAATTATAGTTTTTCGTTAACTGAATTTAATGTAAAGATTCAAGATAAAAGAGTCAGCTATAATAAAAAAATACCATCTACTGTTTTTTTAGAATCTGATTATCCATATATTGACGAGAACCTAATAGGAAAACCGATCCCGCTTATTTATGGCTCACCGAGATATTCTACGGCATACCCTGTTGACGGCGAGTCCGTTGGGAATGTCACATATCGACAAGCTCAGGTCTTGACCTCGCTTGGCACCGTGCAAGTAAAAAATGGCGATTCTTGGCTGACTGTTACACCAGCTTCTGTCGACATTTCAACCGGCAGTTTTGTTCTAAATTATGCAGACTGTAGAGATGGAGGGACGACAGTTGGCGAGGTTTTAGAGTGTCGAGTGTGGCTCTCAGAAGGAATTACAAATACATACGCTTCAGATGTCATCAAAGATCTAAACGATCGAGAGCTTGGACTCCCTTACAATAACAGTAATTATAATACGGAAGAATGGGAAATAGAAGAAAAGTTTCTATCTGAAATAGCGGTTGTATTTGAAAATCAAATCGAATTGTATGAGGCAATCAGACAGATTCAAAGTGGTTGTAATATAGGTTTTAGATATGAAATAAATTCTACAGGGCTTATAACGATAAGAGTTAACAACTTATTACGAGATCCTATTGGTCATATCTATAACGTAGACATACAAAACAGGACAAGCCTTGATGTCGAGTCAGAAAACGATCTTCTCGCAGCAAAAATAAACGTAGATTATAATAAGGACTTCAATTCTGGTAAGTCTATTACTTATCCATACACAGATGGTTCCCGCGCGGTTCTTGAGGCGTACAACCAAGAGCCAACGCTCTCTGTTTTTACGTTTCTAACAACGCAATCAGGAGCACTATCCCGGGCGGCTTGGGAGTATTCAAGATTTTCAGAAATACCAAGGGTTGTAAGCCTGTCATTGATCGGCGATCAATATCTTGATTTAAGAATTTATGATATTTTGTCTTGTGAAATAACACCCGATTTTGTTGATATTGATACATTAATTTATTCGGGGCGTGAATATTTTGGCGTCTGGGTCGTTCAAGTGGTCGCTGTAGACCCTCAGCCAGGGTCAAAAATAAATAATATAAAAGCGTTGCTTGTCAAACCTTATATCGTTGAAATATTATTTAAGCCCGACCAGTCGCTTGATGAAATGTTTTTTCAACCAAACCAGGCACTTGATGAAGTATTATTCACAAACAACAAATAAAGGAGTTTTTTATGAGCATATTAGATAGATTAGGAAGATGGGATATCGTGTCATATTCAAGTTATTTGACATACACACCGAAGAGCGGAGAAATAATATATTTTAACTCTGTAATAACCGGCCAAGTCGGACTGGCTGCTGTTATGGGAGACGGCACAACCGCAGTATCAGGGTTGCCATTTATGGACGAATTAGTAATTAACTCATCCTCTAATGTTGACTTGGAAGACTTAAGAACAACAGGGAATAAAGCAAGAATATACAATTCGGGCTCTTCTACTATTGAAATAGAAATAGGTATATCAGGATCATCAAGGATATTTTATTTACTGCCAAATAAAGATGCATCTTTTTTTTATAACGGTGCAAAATGGATACATGAAAAAGAGAATGTTATTACTATGACTGATGCTGATTTAGTGATAGTAGATGTTACAGGTCCAACAAGAGTAATAATGCCTTCTTCTGGTATTACAGCTAATAGAACTGTTACTTTACCAACGTTGGCTGATAATCAAAATCAAGTTATTAGATTTGATAATTTAAATACTTCTTATGCTTTGTTTATCGATGGAGAAGGTGCTGAAACAATAGAGGGCTTTGATACAATAAATTTATCAACTGAATATACAATTCTTGAAGGAAATTCAAGTGAATGGAAAAGAATCGGATATGAACCAAATAGACCTGTTTACCACTATAGAGATGAAAAAGCAGCCGGAACAGATGGCGGAGGCTCTACAGCTACAACATGGACAAAAAGAACGTGTGATGATTTAGTGTTAAATCAAATTATAGGAGCTTCACAGGCTTCAAGTGTTCATACGTTACCCCCAGGAACTTATGAGATTCTTTGTACATCGCCATTTTACAGGGTTGGTCAATTGAAATTAAAACTAAGAAATACAACAGATGGAAGTGATACAGCTATAAGCACTAATGATTATTGTAATACAACAAACGGAGCAGCAACAATAACAATTGAAGATAGATTTACCATTACAGCATCAAAGAATTTTGAAGTTCAATATCATGTTGCGTCAGCCGTTGCATCTAATGGATTGGGCGTTACAGGTATTGGATCTGTCATAGATATATACACAGATTTAATTTTTACAAAATTAATTTAATTGAGTTTAAAGATAAAATTTTTTATGTATTGAGAGGATTAGAAAGTGAGTATTGCTACAGAGTTGCAAAAAAATTGATTTAATGAAAATCAAATAAAACTAAGAGGTGTTCTTCATGGCAGGCATTACAGCGGAGGATAAAAAATTTATCCACGATCTACTAGGTCCTATAAAAGATAAAATAGAGCTTATAGCTGAAAATCAAAAGTCTTTATTTCACAAACAAGAAAGTTTAGATTCAACCCTGAGAGATTTTATGGAAATTCAAAATTCTTACATACTTGATTTTGAATTGTTAAAAATATCTATAAATGGAAATGGATCAAAAGGGATAAAAGATATTTTAAAAGATCATATATCATATCACGAGCGCAAGGAAAAAGAAGAAAAACAGGCAGTTGAGAAAAAACAACTAGTAGTTAATACAAACAAAAATAAAAACAGAGCGCTTATAGTCACGATGCTAATAGCTATTATTAGCGCTGCGGCTTCAATAATTACATCGTTAATATCTATAGGAGGTTAATATGAAACTAACAAGTCGAAAAGTAATCGCGTATATTGCTAACACTGTAATATTTTCAGCATACGTCGTTGTTTGTATGGTAAAATTCCCGCAACTACTTGAAAATATTTTTACCTCATTTGCTTATTTTCAACTCGTTAATACTGGTATTTTTTTAGGCTCTAATTCTGTTGACAAAATTGCATGGATTAAGAGCAATATAAAAAAAGAGGGAAAGGATGAATGATAAAAAAACTATTATTATTTTTGTTATTCTTGCCTGTTTTTTGTTTGGCTCAGGAGTCGCAACCGGATATATTATCTTTGCACCCAGAGGAGTTGACGTTGATACTTCAAGAATTGACGATATCGCAAACGACATTGAAGGCATTGCAGAAAGAGAGCTTGAATATCAAGAGTCTTTTGACGATATCGCAAACGAGGCAGAAAGAACAGCAAGCGGAATTACAGAAAGCCTCGGAAGAGTTGAAAGAAGCATTGACTTATCAGTTGCTAATAATAGAAATAGCGAACAAGCATTCAATTCAGCCGGAAGAGTTGAAAAAATGGCTACAGAAACGATTGAAAGACTTGAGCGAGTTAAGAGAATATTGCGAGAGGCTGGAGAGAGAAAACAAAGACCTTGAATTTCAGCGTAATATTTTTATTTGTGTTAGTGCGGCTGGCGTTGGGTTATTTATTTATAATTTATTTGTAAAATAAAAAAGCGGCAATTAAGCCGCTTTAATTTTTTAAAATGGGCAGTCATCGCCCGGAGGTATCGCTGGAGCCGTTGTTTTTTGTTCTTGTTGGTTGTTTTCTTCTGCGTTTTTAGATCGCATTACAACTGGAAACATTCCGTTTCTAATCTTGAAAATTATCTTGCTCCTATTGGCGCCCTCTTGATTTTTCCAGGTTTCTTGCTTCGCCTCGCAAGGGCATAAAAGCTGGACGCCTGTTCTGATTTGCTGAAGCCAATATTGGGGCTTTTTTGTCCAAAACTCTATATCAAACCAAGACGTAACATTTATATAACTACCTGATGTGTCTTTCTTGCTTTCGTCATTGTTCGCGATAGAAAATTTAATACAAGAAAATTCGCTTCCTTGTGGTGCAACTACTTTCGGCTCTTGGCCGACGTTGCCCGTAATTGTCGCATCTCTCATTTTAGGTCCTCCATGTTCACCGTATTTTCGATATATTCATGACTCACCGGCGTATGAGACACGATTATCACTTTGCTTTCAGACCAATATGATTTTTGAATTTCATAAAACGCCTGTATTCGTTCGGGATCAATTGGCCCGTCGGATTCATCAAGTATTATTGGTTGATAGGTCCGTTTGCATCTTTGGTTTCTTTGCTTCACAAGAGCTTTCGTGTAGGCGTCTGCAAAAAACGCCTTTTCGCCAGGACTGTGTTGCACGAATGACTTTGAGATTCCAGTTTCGTTATTATGCACTAAAATATCAAATTTATCAACAGTTGCTTTCTTGCCTTCGATTTGGGTTCTTGTATCAAATGAGAATTGACCGTCAAGAAGTGGATAAATAATTCTTGTAGCCTCATCATCTATAAGATCAACGACAAGCTCAAGCTCAAGCGCTGGAATTTTTGAAGGGCTCAGCATAGTGTCAATATATTTCCAGTCTTCAAGATCGGATTTATTTTTCTCTGTTTTTTCTCTGGTCGCCTTGATCTTGTCTTGAACTGTTTTTCCGTCTTCGATTTGCTTATTTATTCCATCAATTTCGGCATAGATAGCGGATCGGCTTGATTTTAGGTTTGTTATTTCCTGGATAATTTCATCAAGATATTTTTTTGCCTCAATATATTTAGGCTCAGCTTCAGAATCTATTGAGTATTTTTTCTCATTTAGTTCTTTGAGCTGAGACTCAATAATTGATATTTCTTTTTTTAGATCGGAGATTAAATTTGATGACTCTTCAGCTTGAGATATCTTGCTAAGCATTGTTGTTCGTTCGTGATCCGGTAGTGTTTTTTTGAGTTGCCCTACTGGCTTATATGTTGGATGATCAATAGAATTTGGAGCAACAGGGGAAGGCATTACAAGATTTTTAAGCATGAACTCTAACTCTTTTTTGAAATTAAGCGCCGTTTGCCTTTTGTTTTCAATTTCAGTTAAGGTTTTTTTGTCCTCTATATGACCACAGTTTGAACATGGCCTGTTTAGTTGTTCTATCTTTAAGTTATGAATAGATATTTCATTTTCTAGCTTATTTAAATCATTCTTTATTCTGGAGACTTCATCGTTGTATTTCGATAATGCTTTGTGGTTTAGCATTTCAACGCTGTTTTTCTCTTCACGAACAGCCATGTTATATTCGTTTTCAAGCTGTTTGTTCTGGTTGATGATTTCATTAACGAGATTATTTGACCTTATAGCCTCGTCGTCTTTTTTGATAATGTCGCGTAATTCTTTAGGATCTTCTAAGCCTGTAAGCTTTTCGAGTTGGTTCTCTTTTGATTTTTTTTCGAGCTGCAAGCCAAAAAATTTATTAGAATCTTGCTCTTGCTGTTTTTCCTGCTCTTGAGATATTGTATACAGCTTAAAAGACTGGTCTGTTAATTCTTGAGCTGTTTTTTTTGACAGCTCTTTATTTGAAATGTCTTCATTTATAATTTTCTCTTGATCAATTAAGTCGTTGGTTTTTGAGGTTAGCGTGGCAATGTCAATTGCAAACTCATTAACTCCCTCAAGCCATGATTCATCTTTTTTGATTTCCTTATCGAGCTGACTTACCTTATCGAGTGCGGAACGTTTTTCTTGCTCTCTGTTTATTCCTGCGATAGACTGAACAAGGTTTCTAATCTCCGTCATTGTCGCATCGACAAGCCCTGATTGCGTCCTCCCTTGCTGTGGTTGCACATAAAATGTAGTAAGTAAGTAATCGTTAAAAGAACCATAAATCTCCTCACATCGAGCCAGCATTTCGTCAAAGGAGCCTTTTACAAGCGCTGGCTTTTTATTGATGTTAAAAAAACATTCTGTTTTCGAAGACGGCTTATCAGGATTTTTAATTGTGATAAAATGTTCGTGGACCTCTTCATTGTGCAAGACTGTTTTCTTTATGTAACAATCATCTCCAGAAAAAAAGTCTTTTATTGCGCTTTGGCGGCCAGACAGTGTGTCTTTCCCTATGACTATTGGATATTGAGAGCAGAAAGCAAGTAAGCTTGATTTTCCTGATCCGTTGCCGCCGTTTATCCTGGTTAATCCATTATTTAGATCATCAATGTTGAAAATCACCGTATCACCACCAAATAAGATACATCCTGAAATTTCAACCTCAGAAACGACCGTCTCGGTTTTTAACATCGTGTTTGAATGGTCCTGAACCTCTATTGATTTTACTTTTTCAAGTATGTTTTTAGAGACTTTAGGATCGTTAAGTTTGAACAAGTCACGAAGACTCTTGACGTTTTCGGCTTCTGCTTTCGTGACTCTCTTTGATTTGATCTTTTCGATGTTATACGTGGTACGGCTAAGAGGGTGTACATTCTTTGGAAGTGTTGCGTTTCTGTCGTCCGTAAAAAGCCAATATGCTATATTTGGATCGTATTTTTTCAAGGGCTTTAGAATTTTTCGACGCTCTGGTGTGCCGTATGGGATGCGAGATAATTTAATATCGAATTTCTGTGTGATTTCATCTTTTGGAATGCCATAGTCTTTATCTGCGCTTAAGATTTCAATCATATTCATCGCTGGTACAAATCCAAGGCAATTCCAAGGCCGATCATCAAAGCCAGTAAATCCGGCATATCCGGCGATTATTCGTTCTGATTCCCACGGCGTGTGTATATGGCCAAGGCTCCAACGATCAATGCCAACGTGTTCAAGTTTTTCAGTGTGAATAACAATATCAGATGATTTCTTTATAATATCAGTCTCGTTTGATTTTTCACAATCTGATACATTACCATGAAAACCGCATACGGCAGGGACATCTTGATATCTAAGACGCATGGGCGCTATGAAGTCATCTACATATTTGTAGAACAATTCAGTTGCTTTGTGATTTGCTTTCTTGGCTGATAATTTGTAAATAGATTGAATCTTCTTCTTGTTGATCTCTGGAATCCCGAAGATTACACATTTTAAACCTATAATGTCTTGATCTCCAGTTTTCATCTCTTTGATCACAGAATCAAAAAGACCGTAGGTTTTGTTTGGTCTTAAAATAACGATCCCGGAATCTTCGAATATATCCAAAGACCCTGGTGCCTCGTGAGATGGTGTCCCGTAAATCATACAGGCGGGTACAACATCTGTTAATTTTTTGCAGAGTCTTCTAAGATCGTTTATTCCGCCCTGTTCTGTTGCATAAATTGGCCGGTTGTGGAAGTCTCCGGGAAAAATAACATAATCGATCTTTTCAGATTTTACGGTCTCTATTATTTTGTCAAAGACAAGTTCTGTTTTATCTATCCACCTGACATCCGAGTGCAAGTCTGGTATTTCTAAGAATTTCATATTATACTCCTTTGTTTATATAATACTACCTTTTTAAATATATTTCAATAACTTTTTTCTAAGGTTTCAAATGCCTTTAGTAAGACAGTAAAATCATTATCGTTTAAAAAGTCATATTTTTTTACAACTTCAAGCAGGTTGTAAAAATATGAATCTTTTAGGTCTTCGAGTTTTTTTGCCTCGGATTCGATTGATGTATTTTCTCTTGCTTCGAATGCAGTAACAACTCGGGAAATTGCTGGATCAACAAGCACATTTTTTTTATTTATAAAATTACATATTCGCCGGTTGTTTTCATTTAGCTTATCGATTCTCTCTTGTAATTCAATTTTGAAGTTTGTTTTCATGTCTTATCCTTAATACAAATTATGAGTAAATCTTGTTTCTTGAGGTAGCACATCTTCAACAGATTTTAAGAACGTTATTGCTTTGGGCCAAAATGTGGCGTGTTGTTCTGCTTTTGGGTTGCTCGACAACCAGTCTTGTAAGTCCTTTGTTGTTTTTAGCAAGTCTTTCGGTATTAGGTCGTTTGATCTATAATACTCAAGCGAAAAAATCATTCTTTCTGTTGCTGTTTTTTCTGGAGGTGGAGGCGTATCCTCTTCTGCTGCCGTTATCGTAGGTTCTGGTAAAGCTTCCGGCGTTGCATCAAATAACAAATCAGACTCCGCGCTGCCTGGTTGTTGACCGTGGCTTATTGCCGTTAACCGCGCGGCAGTTTCCATTTTCATAACTTTTCTTGACCTTCTTATTTTTGCAAAGATTAAATAACCAGTTTTTAATTCAGATTCGTGAAATCCTGTTACTAGGCTTGCAAGCTCTCTGATCGCTTTAAGGTTTGCCTTTGTCTCCGCCTTAGCGTGTGCAAATTTCATTTCAGAATCAAAATGATGCTGTCTTTTTAATGTTGTATTATATTTTACGGGATATTTATACTTCCCCTTGGTGTAATAATCGCCATAGACAGATTTTCCGAAATATTCGTAAGACCCGGTTGTTATATTTTGATATCCATCAGAATCCAACTCTTCTTTTGACCAATCTAATTTACAACGCTCCCATACATTATATTCAGACGTGCAAGGGCTTGATCTCAATAATGTCCCGTCTTCTTGTATTTTCGTGGAATATTTTACAACTTTTCTTCCTACAATCATTTTTCGAAAAGTTGGTTCTTCAACGAGAGACTTCATTAGCATAGGATTGATATCTATCATCTCGATTAACGGCTCACTTATTGACTTGTCACCGCCGGAAATGCCGCATTTGTCGGCTATCTCATACATCATTTCAGGGCTTGGCATATAATTATTATTGCCAACAGGAGAAAATGATTTTTTCAGGTTTGCAGGATCGTATTTTACTTTCGAAATCGTGCTTTCGAATTCGTCTGGGAGCTCGTTGATTGCTTCCCAATTAACATAGACTGATTTATCCCCTGGTTTTGATTCCATGGCGATTCTTATAGCGTCTTGATCTCCATATATATTTTTTGACATATAAACTCCTTAAAAAATAAGGACCCGAAGGTCCTTTTGTATTATTTTTTTTCCCATTTTGGGTTTGCCCAGGCGTCAAGCTCTGCGTGGGCTTTTTTCAAATTTTCCATTGCAGTTTCTACCGTTTCGGCCTCTGCGGTAATATCTGGTTGAAACTCGCCCTTTGCCGAAATTTTAAAATTGATTCTAACCCGTGTTTGTTCTCTTCGTTCTTCGTTCATAATTACTCCTTTAAAATGATATGCTTAAATATATACAATCTCTTACAGTTTGTCAACTGATTTAATTAAAAAAAGACATTTTTCAACATCTTTTTCTTTTATTGTGCCTTCTTTGTCTATGATATTTGACTTAATAGCCAATTTGTAAATTTGATCATATACATTTGGATCAAATGGGTCTTGCTTGTCCTGCATAAATTTCTCAAATATTTTACGGGATAACATTTTTGTTGTTTTATTTTGTCTCATGCCAATCCAATTAAAATGAATCCATTTTCGTATTATATCGTCGTCAAGTTTTATTTTTTCTTTTCTTGTTACTTGTTGTCTTTCTCCGGCTTCTGGATTGTTCAATACTTCAATGCCGAGTGGCGCCATTATAGCAATAAGAAAAGATAGAAAAGTCTGAAAAATAAACTGAAGAATATTTTCAGGAATGGAATTTAAGACAAGCCCGTTGTAATACATATAAATATTACCACTGCTTATTGTTTTTTCTCCATGCGTAGACATTTTGGATGTGATATTATTTAGTTCCTGCTCTTTAGATTCTCGCTCTTTTTTCAATTCTTTTTTTTGGTTTTCAGCGTCGATCAATGGTGTTCTATAATTCCACCGATCTTTCAATGATTCAACAGAGCTATTTATGTAATTATCAATCCGTTCAAGCTCTTGATCAATTTTGCTTATTTGCTTTTTTAAAGACTCAACACGGTCGACCGAATACAAACTTTGTACTTCGTTTGTTATATCTTTATTTTTCACCTCATTAAAAGAGAAATTTTGACCGGCAGATGTGGCAAGTATTGAATATACAATTAGCCCTACAATCAAGGGCTTCATAAGTTTTTTATTTTTTCGAAAAACAGCAAGCGCGAGCGCAATTGTTAAAGCTGAGCCTATTATTGCAGCCCACCAGATGTTTATTCCGTCTCCGAGGAACCGGTCAATATAATACTTAACTTCAAGAGCTGATCCAAGACAAATTAAAATCCAGGCAAATATTATGCTTAATATTTTTTTCAATTGTTCACCTTCTTCTTGTTGTTTTTTCTTGCAATTACAGCAGCTCGATAAACCTTATGATATATAAAAAATTTGTTTTTCCAAGACTTTCCAACTCGCGTGTCCATAGCCCTTGAAAATACTTCAAATTCAACCATGTTTTTTGCTTTTTGTTTGACATAAAATTTATATCCAGCATATAGGTTGAACAAAATGCATAATATTAAAAATA